AAGGTTGCACATCGAAAGTCTTTGGAGGGACTGCTCGACGTATGGCCTCGCACGCATAACGTAGCGCGTCTATAAGGTGATTATCACGATCCGCAAGGATTGGCAAGATTTGTCCTGTCAAGGGGTCAGTTTTATAACTGTAGCACGTTAATTCGTCAATCGTATGCTGGCAGCGAGGATGGACAACGATGTCGTAAGACTTCAACCATTCGACGCCTTCCTCTACAGACTTCGGCCCTTTGACTGCTGCCATGATCTTCGGGAAGCCATGTTTACGCATGTGACTAATGGTTTCAGGTCTGGCGCTATCAGCAACGATTGGCCACTTTTCAGACTCAGGCACAGTGAAGAACAAGTCTGGCGTGTCCATAATCTCACAGCCAACGCGATACGCTTCATGATCGACATAGATTGTTCTGCCAACAACATGACAGCGGATCAGCACAGTAGGGTCAGATGCAAAGCCCCAGTCAGCGCCGAAGCGATGCGTTGCGTCATCTGGTGTTTCGAAGTCCTCTATCTTCCAGTTGCGGAATACACGCGCTTCGCTGTTCGATGCGTAGCTTCCCAGCCAAACGTGCTTGTATTTGTCAGGGTCGCGCTCTCTGTCGTATTCCATTTCCGCTTTGAGAACGTCAGGGAACCAAGGGTTATCTCGATAGTTTACCTGTGCGACGATAGCATCAGGCGGTGGGCTTTCACCACGCAGCAGCATATCAATTGGGTCGGTGCTATTCAGTGGGTTCCATGTGAACCACAGTTCGCTGTCTGGCTTACGGATTGTCGGACGCAGTAGATCGAGCGAGCGTTGCGATAGCGTCTGTGATTCCTCCACCCAAGCGCAGTCATAACCTTCCAGCGACTTGATGGAATCGGCTGTGTGGTTCTGCATCCCCTGGAAGATGATTAGTCCATCGCCATGCCGTGACTTGATTTGGCTTTCCTGAATCTCGAAGTAATCCTGAACGCCAAGCTGTTCAATCTTAAGCTCCAGCAAACGCTTCACCGACTGCGCTAGGGACTTCTGTATTTCACGGACGCAAACTGTTCTGCGCCGCTGATCCATTACATGAGCTTCGATTACCATTTCCGCAAAGGCATGGCTCTTGCCTGATCCACGACCACCATGTGCGCCTTTATAGCGACTAGGCTTTAGGAATGGCTTGAACCAGCGCGGTGTTTTAATCTTCAGCGTTGTCATCAGTCACTTCGCGCACGATGCGTGTAACCATATTGCCTGTGATACTCAGCTTAGTCGGCTCGTTGAAGCCGTGCATTACGTTTAGCTCTTTTACGGCTGCTGTCATGCCTGTGGAAGTCTTTGCATCCTGGGCGATACGATACGCTTGTATCAACCCTTTGACAGACATTTCTCGTGTCCATAGTTGCTTTTCGACAACCATAGCTTTCAATTCATCGATTCTTGCCCTTATCTTGCCCTCGTTCATCATGCGAGAAGCCTTAGGATAAACCGTGTTGTCTTTCATGCCTTCTGCATCATACGCCATTCGATAAGCGTCTGCCTGCCCCATGCCATCAGCTATGGCTTGAGCGAACGCTTCCTGCTTTGCGGTTAGCTTAATTTCCGTCATTTTTGCTACCTATATATTCGAATGATGCAGTTAAACGATTTACCGACATACTTTCACGTTGTTGCGTTTTGCTGGTTTTTCCAGGCGGTGGCACACGGCTTGGGCTTCTTGTCATGATCCACTTTTTAGATTTTGCTCTGTAATGTATCATAGATGGATGAGATGTCACGCTTGTGTATCGTTTACCCATTGAATGCAGCAAATCGCCAACGTGTTCAGATAATCTGTTACCTAACCCAAAGCCTTGAAAATCTGGCAACACCACTGTGCGATGTTCCTTCCATACATTTTTCACCTTTGGATGCGGGAATGGTAAAATTGCGGTCATTGCGGCCGGCTGCCCATCAATGGTTGCAAGATATATTTTTGATGCGGTGTTTATATCAGCACTCAGATAGTGATGACCTTTGAATACCCGCCAGATGGAATTATGCACCCGCTGTATCTCGATTTCAACTGGTGGTCGCCTAAGTAACCTCCGTGAAAATTCCATTGTGGATACGTCATAAATCCAATCTGGTTCTAACCATTCAGCAACATCATAATGACAGGTTACAGCCACAAACTGACGATTCATTTTGCGAACAAACTTCTGAACTGCAAAGCTACCGATCTGCGCCACTGTTCTATCAACCAATGATGTAAATTCATCAAAAACCAATACGCCTTCAGTTTCTAAAATGGCTCTGGCTAAGTCTGCACGAAACTTTTGACCGTTGCTTAAACAATGATATGGAAGCAACCACGATGGTGGGCTTGCAAAGCCAACATGGCTTAAAGCGTCAGTTATAGATTTAATGTCCAGATCAGATGCAAATGAATTAACAAATGCGTCTTTGCCCCATTCATGCCCTTCAAAAAACAATTCATTTTCAAATGCACGTTTAGCGATGGTTGTTTTACCCGCACCTGATGCACCCACAATCAAACCAACCGACCAAGGTTTATCCTCAATCGGTAGATTAACAGACCATTCCTTGACCATTTCTGTGGTCATTGGGACATCAAACATTCCCACGATCTTTTCTGTTCGGAAAGTGGGCTGATAATCCGTTTTCACTACATGGTTAAAACGCGGCATTTCAATCCCTGTTCCGTTAAAATTTGATAAACTTTTTCCTGTTCGTCTTCATTGGCGCAGGTTACAGCTATTTCAAAAACAGCTTCGACGCTTTGTTCTTCAGCGATTCTTGTTTCTTCAAACGCATCTGCATTCAAAGAATCCAAAAATTTATCATCAAAGCCCAATAGCTCTAGGTTGAAATTCTCTAGGTTAAGGTCTTCTATCTCCGCCTTCAGCATATTCATGTCCCACCCTGCGTTTAATGCAAGCTGGTTGTCTGCTATCACTAGGGCGCGTTGTTGGGCCTTTGTAAGATGGTCGAGGATAATTGCTGGCACTTCTTCGAGGCCGAGCTTTCTTGCTGCGAGTAGGCGTCCATGTCCCGCAATGATGGTATTATCGCCATCTATCAGGATTGGGTTAGTCCAGCCGAACTCTTTAATGCTGGCTGCGATCTGCGCCACCTGTGCATCGCTGTGCGTGCGGCTATTGGCGGCATATGGGATTAAGTCTGCGACGGAGCGCGTTTCAATTTTCGGTGTCATCTCAGCTTCCAATAAGGTCTGGTGGAAACCTTTTAGAGCATCTTAATCTTCGTGTCTATCACCTAAGAATTCGCCCCTGCTTTGCATATATCCTTTCATCCAGTCCTTGTGCATTTGCGATCTTTGAAGATTGGCAATAACTCCTCCGGTCAAACCTGATTGGTAACCAGCTTCAAAATGATGCCTGTCAACAGAATCAGCGTTTTCAACTACCAAGTCTAAGCGGGTTTCCACCTCAATAAGCTTTGCAAGGTAGTGCTGGCATTTTTTTAAATCTTGCGTGCCGTTCTTGTCACGATAGCGTGCCAGATATTTAATGCAGTTCCCCTGCAAATATCCTGCGAAAGCTTCTGGCGACATCCAAGACTCCATTGCTTCCCAAGGCTGAACACTCTTAGATGCGTAATGGTCACCGCCTACTTGATGTGAATTAGGATTCTCCATCTTCGTCCTCCTCGTAATCAAACGGGTCATAGCCCTTTAGCATTGCATCGACTGCAACCATAATAGGCCCACTGATACGAACCTTGCCAGATTCCATCTTGCGAACGCTTGTTGCGCCGTTGTCTGGCGATAGGCGAAGTGCGTCAGCCATTTCTGTTACGCTGTAGCCCATGCGGTGACGGGCAAGCTTTAGCTTTTCAGGTGTCATGCCTCTGCCTTGCTCTTTTGCAGCGCATGAACGATTGTGGTGTGGTCACGACGGAGTATGCGGCCAATTTCTGTCATTGTATGTCCCTTCTCGCGCAGCATGACAGCGCACTTGCGCCTTACTGCTACCAATGGCTTGAACTTGCGTGGCCCTAAAATGTCCTCCAAAGTGAAGCAATGTGCTTTAGCAATGGCTTCAACTTGCAGCAAGTTGGCTTGCCTAGGCGTCATGCCTAAACTGTCAACAAGCTCGACTTCTTGTTCTTCTTCTTCCAGGAGAAAATCGTCATCAAACATTATGCGTCCTTTAAGAAAATGCCGTCAATCATTTTACCCTTGCGGTCTTTGATTTCCTGCCATGCGCCATCGATGCAATCCTCAATCATCATTCCGTTCTGTGCAGCTATGATTGTCAGCACAACGAACATATCCCCGATGGCATCAGAAAATTCTATATCGTTCTTTTTAGCGATAGAGTTAGCCAGCTCTCCAGCTTCCTCAATCAGCTTTACAAATTGGCTTTTGATGTCGCTCCCTTCGATCAGGTTGCGGTCTTTTGCCCATTGGCGAATTAAATCTGCGTAAATCATTATATTTTAATCCTCAAAGTTTATTGTTGAGCCACCCCATTGGTCAGCCATTGCTTTTGCAATACCCTTGTATGTCGTGCTGCGAATTTTCCAGCGATCTGGTGAAGGCGGCAGCCTGTGCATACGTTGCTCACGCCCCTCAACAATGTCTGTAGCTTCCAGCTTAGGTAAGTTCTTTAACCATAAGCACGTTGCCTTTGTCTCTCCATGCCCAAACTGCCACGGCTGAATGATTTGGTCAGGCTTGCGAATTTTACTGCTTATGACGCTGATTGGGTTTTCTATAGCAATCCGTTCGATTGGCGCATCCATTAGCAACTGCACAAAATCAAGCGCATGTTGCTGGCGACCATCTGCAATCTTGGCTGCAAAGTGTCGCGCACCGCTGACTGATAAATGAGTACAAGGCGGATGGGCTATCATTAAGTCCCAGCCATCGTTAATGATGTCTGTCACATCTCCTATAAAATGATACTGTGGATCTCCGTCTGTCGGCAGTAAGTCACATGACCAAGCATCATGACCTAGTGCGCGAAACGCATCTCTGACAGTGGCGCTATATTCACAAGCCACCAGCACTTTGAGGTTTGTCGATGTCATGCCTCCTGCATCCCTTTGAGCCACATCATTTCTTCTAAGCTTTCCAGTGGCTGTTCGTCGAAGTGAACAATCTCCTGCCGAAGCTCGATGTGCTGATGCTCATATATATCTGGGCCATTGCCACGAAAGGACTTGCCGAAGCGTGACTGCGCCCATGCGCGTTGCTGGCGATCACGTTCTGCGTTGAAGGCTTTGAGTGCGTCGATGGCGACTTGTGCGAGGTCTGTTAGGTTCTGGCTCATGCTGCATACTCCATCGCCATGCCAAGTGAAGGGCAAGTGCGGATATGCTTGCCGTTGACGTAAACATAGAAGTCAGAACCATAGCTCTCTGTGACTTCCCAAATCTCAGTGCGTGATGTTTTATGTACCAATGTCATAATCAGTCTCCTTGTTGGCGGGATAATTCCCTTGCTGATGCCCCCTTATAAAAAGAGCTGTTTATTCTGTAAAGCGTTTTTTTCATTAATTACGCTTTTTGTCGTTTTGCGTGCGCTATGGCTTCAATAGCCCAGGCTTCGGGTGCGCCTTTGTATCGCCCCTTGGCCCAGTTCTTGCGTATATCATCCAATGATATCTTTCCTGATTGATAGCGAATCAGATCGCACATCAATTTTGTCGCAGCGCTCACCTGACTGTGAATTCCCCGTCAACCCTTCGAAGGTATCCGCGTTCTTCAGCAATACGCAACCAGCGCTCTGGCTTTGCACTTAGCTCAACAGGCTCACCACAGCGAAGCGACATAATAAATTCTTCGAACCTTGCCTCTGTGTTATTCAAACAGATGCGAAGCGCCTTGTCCTTTTTCGTCGTTCGTGGAGTATAGCCTTCCAGTATCTCTAAGCACTGGCGAGGCGTTGGAAACCAATCCAGTTCCTTGCAGACGCGCTCAGTCATGTAGCTGAGGGCTTCCTTCGTGTAGCCTCCAAGAATCCGCGCATAGACTGCTGTCCGCATTTGTCCTCTTTGCTCGTCGGTGTTCTTGCTTGGCAGGGTTGCCTCAATGAATTGCAATTGCTTGGCAAGCTCGTGTGTTTCGACTGGCACGTTCTCGATCGGCATCGCTAGGGCAAGCGATCTTAGCTCATCGCACTCTGACACTGTTAGATCAGAACGGGTCATTAGGTCGTCCATCCGCGACATATCGAAGTGCTGCGGCAAAGCCGTTTTCGTTTCTAGGGTTACCAGTTGTCCGATTTGCTGCGCCATTTTTTTGCTCCTTAATTTCGTAAAGGTCTGTCCAGCTGTTCATTGTGCTGCGATCTAGAACTTCTGTTATGTCTTGGCCCTTGGCTCTTAATGTGTCCAGCTTGCTGATAGCTTGATTGTAAGCTCTGTCCGTCAATGGCTTCTTGCGAAGCATACGCATCTCAACCCATCCATTCCAAGCGTCAACAGGAATCCAATCTGGAAGCTCCGCTCTTATATACTTGGTGGGTAATTGATGTATCTTTGGTGTATTGGGTGACACTGTGTCAGGGGTGGGGTGACTCTCTGTCAGGGGTGGGGTGACACTGGGACAGGGGTGACACTGTGTCAGGGGTATCGAAATCCAATAACGATTCCCTTTGCCAAGCACTTCATCGCGCCTAACAAAGCCCATAGATTCTAAGTCACGAATGATACGCTGAACCGATCTGCCAGCCATACTAGTTTTAATGGCTAATCGTTCAATGGAGGGCCAGCATAACCCTTCATCGTTTGCCCAATCCGCTAAAGACAGAAGGACAAGCTTTTGCGTAGATGATAGGTCTTCCCTATCCCATACTGCTGTCATTAATTTGATACTCATGACGCAATATCTTGCGTGATGGTTCTGTGGCGTGTATTACTCATTACAGCGATGCCTCCTATATAGGCGTTGTTAGAGCGGGTTGAGTGCCTTTCCTCTCTTGGGCACTCCCCGCTCGCTCTTACATAACTCAAAACACGCATTAGTAAAACATATTTTTGCGACTGATTGACCTGCCATAGGCTATCAGCGTATCTTGCGCGGATTGGTATCTCCTTACCGAACGAACTGGGTGGCTTCGGTCACCCTTTTTTTATTTGGTCTCACGAAGTTGGTGGTGAGGGAATAGCGCAATAAAGACAGCACGGCGCAGGGGCCAATCCCTTACGACGACTCCTTTAACGTCCTCAGTCACATTGATTCCGTTTTCGACATATTCGAAGTCAGATTGGTAACCGACGCGGCGACCATTGCCATGCTTTAACTGGCGACCGTTGATTACGAACCAGTATTGCGGGTGAATGATTAGGTCACTGATAGCGCCAGCCGCTTGCAGATCATGTAGCTCATTGCACCTAATAGCCTCTCGCTTGCTGTCATGAGTATGCCCAGCCCTGCATTGCGATTTAACAGCGCGGTATTTGCCGAAACGTTTCATGCGCTGGTTTTTTGCTCAACCAATCGGTTCAGTGCTTCATTGGCCAGCAGCCATGCACCAAGCGTCGGTTCGTTGCGTTTGCTTTTCCAATTAGACAAGGTGACGCGTGTCAGCCCAGCTTCGTTTGCTATCTGATAAGCCCTGATTTTGTGCGCCCTGGCAAGGTCGTAAAAATCTGCAATCGCTTGGTCTACATTGGTCATTTTAAACTTTCTTTCGATTGTGGATAAAAAACGCTTTTAATCTTATGCGGATTAGTTACAAGGGGTTTGGCAAATAAAAGGAGACACCAAAATGCCAGTACATAAAAAGATTAACGAAGCGCGGATTGCCTTCCACGCATTGCCGCTCAAAAAGTCCGGTCATAACACGTTTGCTGGATATAAGTATTTCGAGCTTGCCGACTTTGTGATTCCAGCCCTTCGCATCTTTAACGATGTTGGGCTTTGCGCGATCATAAGCTTTTCGGAAACCACAGCATCGATGCACATCGTCGATGTCGAAGATGGTAGCCAAGTCATCATTCACAGCCCAATGGGTTCAGCCAATCTTAAAGGCTGCCACGAGATACAGAACATTGGCGCGTGTGAGACTTACTCAACACGCTACCTCTGGACAGCAGCCCTTTGCATCGTCGAGCATGACGCATTGGATGCCACCACAGGAAAGAGTGAGCCAGCGCCACAGGTTAAGTTTATCAGTAAAGACCAATTCGCTTTTTTAGAGGAATTGGTGTTCCGCACGGAAACTGACCTAGCTTTGCTCTGCAAGCATTACAAAATTAACGCATTGAATGAATTGCAGGAAAGCCGCTTTGATGCGGTCAAGGCTGCATTAGAAAAGAAACTCGCATGACAGACGCAGCAATCATTCAACGCAGCCCTGAATGGTATGCAGCACGTTGTGGAAGCCTTGGCGCTTCCCAACTGGCAGACGCACTAGCCAAGACAAAATCAGGCTGGGGAGCGTCACGCGCCAACCTTCGTGCAACCCTTGTGGTCGAACGGCTCACAGGCCAGCAGGAGGAAGGATTCATCCGCAGTGCAGCAATGCAGTGGGGAGTTGACAAGGAAGAAGAAGCCAGAATCGCCTACAGCTTCATGACAGGCCATGATGTGACTGAGGTTGGACTATATAAGCATCCTACCATTATAGGCACTCACGCCAGCCCTGACGGGCTTGTGGGAGATGATGGCTGCATTGAGATTAAGTGCCCTAATTCTGCCACACATATAGAAGTGCTCAAAACTAATCAAATCGCGCACAAATATATACTCCAGATGCAATGGCAGATGGCTTGCGCTA